TGACGAGTACCTTCATTAAATGTTGCTGCTAGCCAATTATCAGGATTAAAACCATCAACATCGTCAGCATCTGTAGGAGTATTCGGATCACGAATATTCGGTAATGCCCTAGAAGCTGCATAACCCTCAATCAAAGAAACAGCATCCAATCCAGTCGCTGTAGACAATCCGGGATAATTACCGCCAACAGCGATTATTTCCCTAGAAGCCGTCTGCCCATGAGTTCCGGCGGTGCCAGTAGGAATTTGCATTTCAGATGAAATCCACTCGCCAGGAACAGCTGTAATAGGTTTAGCAGACGTAGGCATCAAATTAGCGGTAAAACCAGCATCATGATGACCGTCATCAGCATAAATTTTAAAATCCAAAAATTTAGGTCTAACTGATTCAGATTCTTCAAGAGCCTCATCATTCATTTTTTGCCATGCTCTAAATCCCTTCTCCCATGAATTACTCATAACCCATGTTTCAGGTAATTTAGAAATCTCAACACTTCCAACCGGAGCCGAGTCATAATGAACTCCGCCGGTAGTAGATTGAGAAGTGAACTTAATCCCAGCCACAGCCCACAAAAGGCCCTGACGGTAAAATCTCCTTGAAACTAAGGAGACAACCTGACTGAGATCTAAGTACGCTTCGGATGTTCCCGGAACAATACCCGGACCATCTGAAGCTACACTAACTGCGGGTAAACGAAAATCCAAAACCATAGGTGAAGGTTGAATTTTCCTACGAGCTTTTCCACGTGAACGACGGTATGCCATACCTCAGTGTGGAAGTTGGAACTCTAAAATAGATTCCGACCCAACCTATGCACGAATAATTCGCCCAGTTAGAGTCAGGACTCCGCATGCATGCACCCGGATTCTAATCTTCCTAACCCTTCTACCGAAGGTGAGGGTCCATAATACCCTCAGTGGGTTATCCCGCTTAATTCAAACGGAAACTCTTTCCAAGATAAAGCCAACAATATCGATTACAACGGAAACAATAATTCTTGACTAACTGTCCACTTTTCTTCAAGGCTGAAAGTGAATAGTAAAGTGAAACTTCTGGTTCAGAATCACAGAACCTATGTCCAGGTGAAAACCCGATCATAGGAAACAACCACAATCATTAGGCCAACAATGCCTACAGATACGACCCAACCTGCGATTTCCTTTTTCCAATTGAAAAAAGGGCTCTCGGTTTCCTTCGGATGGCTTCGCAACAGGGTCGATGTTAGAAGAGGGAATCATTCCTCTTCGGCCTCCGCTAAATCTAGCTCTACAAAACAATCGTAACAAATTCGATGATCAGAATCACAAATAGTCACGGTCTTACATCTCTCACATGGTTTCTCCATAAAGAAATCCACGAGTGGAGGGTGCATAAACTCACCTATCATGTACGATTAAAAGGATTAATCAAATCAAACATGATCTCACCTGTATCCTGGTAATCATCTAATCCAGGATACATAACAAAATCACCAGAAGGATTAGTAGGAATAATGGGCAATGAGCCACCAGCTCCAACGTCTCCCGACTTAGCCCATTTCAACATCCATGATGCTTTTACCATATCAGCCTCAGTAGCTCCTAAGGCAGCTTGAATCTGTTCAGCCATTTGATAATTATAACGGGCTGACTCATAAACAGCATAAGGTTGCCAAAGCGATCTAAACAACCATGCTTGAACACGCCATTCAATAAATGCCATAGTTGTAAAAGGTAAAAATCCAAAAATTGTTTTTTGTAACCAATAACCTACAACGACACCTGCGGAGAAATCAGTATTTTCTCCAAAGGGGTTCTGAGGAATATACGTTGTTTCCCCGGTAGTCAACAAATCTGTTGTCTTAGAGCCGGTAGAAAAAGGGATGGAATAATGGAGTCCATCCTTAAAATCCATCCATGACCATTCGGACATATGGATCACCTCGATCGACGAGGTTTCTTAGCAGCTACTAATTTCTTAGTAGACTTCTTTTTATTCGTGTAACGGTAACGTACAAACTTGCCGTTCTTTTTGAAAGTCTTTCCATAATTGTAACCCATTCAAATACACGTCCCACTTACTTTGTCAAAGGCATAGTTAGTCGCCCCAAGGAGGTGCAATAGAATCGTAAGCGCCAGATACTCAATCCGATTCTGTTTAATGTGAGATACAATGCTAGAAGCAGTAACCACACCTTTGACTGAAACTTCAGAAGATATTTGTGAATCCATACTCACATCTCCTGCATAGGTCCGGCCATATATCCACGATGTGGACCCGGAACCAGGGTAATCTGCATTCGCAGAGACAATTCATGAGTAGGATTGTAATTAGCAGCACTAATTTTCATCAAACCACATGGGAAAGCGCCCCCACTTAGGCGAGTAGTCCCGCCAATAGTGGAACCAGTAATAAGCTCAAAATCATGGACCTGCAGTCCAGATAGCTGATTAGCTCCATTAGGATACATAGTATCAGTATGGATACCATCATTCTCGAAAGGATAAGGTGCTTGATTATTCGAAGCCAGCATATCATCAAGAACCTGTTCTGCCTGACGAGTACCTTCATTAAATGTTGCTGCTAGCCAATTATCAGGATTAAAACCATCAACATCGTCAGCATCTGTAGGAGTATTCGGATCACGAATATTCGGTAATGCCCTAGAAGCTGCAT